GTCCGCGCCGCCGTCGACGAGGCGTTCACCCGCTGGAAGGTCAAGCGGATGTACTGCGACCCGCCGGACTGGCGGACGGAGATCGGGGAGTGGGCGCTCGCCTACGGCTCCGAGCACGTCCTCGAGTGGCCGACATACCGCATCAAGCAGATGTACGCGGCCCTGTCGCGGTTCACCGTGGACCTGGCGTCCGGCCGCATCAGCCACGACGGCTGCCCGCTGACCGCCCTCGCGGTGGCCAACGCTCGCCGCATCGCCAAGCCGGGGCAGATGTACATCCTCGGCAAGCCGTCACAGACCCAGAAGATCGACCCCGCGATGTCCATGGTCCTCGCGCACGAGGCGTCCATGGACGCCCACGCGAAGGGCTGGAGCCAGGCCGTCGACCACACCGTCATCGTGTTCTCCTGAGAGGAGGCCAATCCGTGGAACTCACCCAGGACGAGACCAAGCTGATGCACCGCCTGTTCACCCGCATCCAGCGGCAGAAGCCGAAGGACCGCAAGAACTGGCTCTACTACCGGGGCCTGCAGAACATCGGCAACCTCGGCATCTCCGTCCCCCCGGACGTCCAGCCGTTCGCCTTCCCCCTGAACTGGTGCCGAACCTACGTCGACGTCCTCGAAGAGCGCATGGACGTCCGCCTGATCCTGCGCCAGGGCACCGGCGTGGAGGACGAGGAGCTCCGCCACGACTGGGAAGCTAACGACCTCGACACCGAAGCACAGCTCGCGCACAAGGACCTCCTCATCTACGGCCGCGCCTTCGTCTCCGTCGCCGCCGACCCCGCCGGTGGCCGGCCGCGGATCCGGGTCGAGTCGCCCCGCGACATGGCCGCCGAGGTCGACAACCTCACCCGCGCGATGGTCGGTGCTCTCCGCCTCTACAGGGACGAGACCGGCCGCGCCGAGCACATGACCCTCTACCTCCCGGACTCCACGGTCCTCATCGACCGGAACGCCGGAAAGTGGGAGGCCGTCACCCGCATCAAGCACGACCTCGGCCGCGTCCCGGTCGTGATGATGCTCAACCGGCGGCAGACCGGACGGTGGACAGGCGAATCCCAGATGTCGGATCTCCTCCCGCTCGTGGACATGGGCGGCCGGGTCATGCTGCAGCTGCAGCTCGCCATGGAGACCATCGCCACCCCGCAGAAGATCGCGAGCGGCCTCAAACGCGAGGACTTCGTGGACCAGAACGGCAAGCCGATCAAGGACATCTGGGAGACCTACCTCGGCGCCGTCTGGGCACTGTCCGACCCCAACGCGAAGGTCACGCAGCTGCCCGCCGCGTCCCTGTCGAACTTCCACGACACGATCAGGATGCTCTCCGAGCAGGCGTCCACGGTCACCGGCCTGCCGGTCCGGATGATGGGGCAGTCCTCGGCAAACCCGCCGGCAGAGGGTGCGATCCGGGCCGACGAATCCCGCCTGACCCGCCAGGTCGAGCGCATCAACACCGTCGCCGGCGCCGGATGGGCCTGGGCCCTCGGCATCGCCGAGCGGATCCGCACCCGAGCCTGGGACGCCGACGGCCTGATCCGCCTCGAGTGGCACAACCCCGGCACCCCCACCGTCGCCCAGCGCGCCGACTACATCCAGAAGCTCACCGGCGGCATGCCGGTGCTCTCCCAGCGCGGCGGCATGAACGAGATCGGATGGTCCCAGCCCCGCATCGACCAGGAGATGGCGTGGATGGCCGGAGAAGCCGACGACCTCGCAGGACGGGACCCCGATCCCGTCGAATCGAAGATGGTGAGAAAGGGGGTGTGACCCCGTGGCCACGACAGTCGACCAGGCACGCTCCGCGCAGATCGCCGCGATGCCCCCGCTGGCCCGGACAGCAGCCCTCGTCCGCTCCGACATCACCGCCGAGACCATCCGCGCCGTCAAGAAACTGTGGACCGGCCACGGCGTCATGCACCCGCACGTCTGGATGGGCTACTACGGCGACCATTTCTACCGCCAGGTGGCCACCGCCCAACTCGAAGCCGCCACCGTCGCCACCCTCACCGTCGACCCGCTCCTCGAAGAGCAGGGCTACACCGGCGGCGAGGACATCAACCTCGCCCCCGAGTCCCTCGCAGGAATCGACGGCACCGGACGCGACGACCTCGGACTCGCCTACGCCGCCAGCCTCCCGGTCGCCGCAGCCCTCGACACCGACCTCCCCGCACCGGAGACCTACGCCCTGTGGGCCCGCGCTGGGCAGACCCTGCTCCTCGCCACCCACACCGCGGTCCTCGACGCCTCCCGCGTCGCCAAGGGCGTCCAGATCACCAGCCGGGACAACGCCGGCTGGATCCGAATGGTCCGCCCACCGTGCTGCTCCCGCTGCGCGATCCTCGCCGGCCGCATCTACGACGGCGGCGGCGCGTTCAAGCGCCACCCGAACTGCGACTGCGACGCAGTCCCGGTCCACGACTACCTCAACCGGCACAACGACCCATCCCTCGACGGCTGGGTGTTCGACACCCGCGAGTACTTCCACTCCCTCCCGGAAGCCCAGCAGAACAAGATCTTCACCAAGGCCGGGGCGGAAGCGATCCGCGACGGCGCAGACCCCGCGCAGGTCGTCAACGCCCGCCGCGGAATGGCCTCCGCCGTTGACCGGTTCGGAACCACCCGCAAGGTCACCTACGAGTCCACCACCTCACGCGGGTGGGCCTCTCAGTACCTCCGCCAGCAGTACGACACGAAGCTCACCAAGCAGGGACGCCGCTACCGCGAGACCCAACGCCGCCGCCTCATGCCCGAGGAGATCTACCGCATCGCCGGCGGCGACCGGGACCAGGCGCTCGCCATGCTCCACGCCAACGGCTACCTCGACGACACCAGCCCGAACCTCTCCGGGCTCCGCCTGCGGGACGCCGAAGTCCAGGCAGCCAAGGCCCGCGCCGGGCAGAGACTGATCCGCCGGGGCGCTCCGGCGGAGGTGGTGAAGAAGCGGCAGCGGGTCAACCACCGGTCACCTCCGACGGTCATCGACACCACGCCAAGTCGGGCCGCCGACGCCCGAGGCACCCGGGACTACCGTGAGCGCGTCACCACATCACCAGGACAGTTGGCGAAGGCAACGAGCCGCGCCAGCACGATGGTCCGGGATGTGCTGCCGGATCACGTCAGCATTCCTGTCTCCGAGATCGTCCTGTTCAAGAAGGACCGCTTCGGGACCCCCGCACAGGAAAGCACGGTGAGGGCATCAACGAACCTGGACACCAGAGTCATCGAGGTCAACCCGACGCTCCAAGGACAGGAAGCGACCATCATCCACGAACTCGGCCACCTGCTCGACAGAGACCTGGATCAAGCCGGACGTACGAAATACACGAAGGCTCTAGACCAGATCAAGCGGTCAGAGACGGTGCGAGCCCTGGAAGACCACCCACAGAAGAGCCTCACGGACCCGATTCACAAGCGGTACCTGCTCCAGGACCGGGAAGTGTTCGCCCGAGCCTTCGCCCAGTATGTGGCCACGGAATCGAAGTCCCCGAAGGTGGTCAACACGATCGACTTCCACCGAGGAGGTGAGGGGATGGACGGCCTGCAGCAGTGGCCCGACGACGACTTCGACGAGTTCGTGCGGCCGGCATTGAAGGAGTTCCTGGAATCGCTCTAGAATGGACCCATGATCTTCCCGACCAGCAACCGAAACGCCACGCGCGAAGAGTTCATCCAGGCATGGATGGACCAGCTCGGTGATTCCAGGGAAGAAGCGGAACAGGTCTGTGAAGACTACATCGCCCTCAAGTTCTTCAAGCCCTCCGACATGGATACCGCCGCCTAACCTCACACAACCCGAACACAGCCCCGACACCGCACCTCGCGGTGGGCGGGGTTTTCTCATGCCCGAACGAGGGCAGGAAGGACCACACCATGCCCAACAACCTGCGAAACCACCGCCCCTGGCTCCGCTTCATCGTCGAGCCCGACTCCTCCGACAACGCCGGCAGCCCCGCCGTCGGCGCGCCGGGCGCTGACCCCGCCCCCTCCTCCGAGGATCACTCGGGGGAGGACTCCGGCACCGACCCGCCCTCCGGCGGCGAGGACGCCGGAGACGGCAGCGACGGTGACGACGCTGGCGAGGACGGCACTGCCGACCTCCTGGCGAAGATCACCGCCGAGCGTGACGCCCTGCAGGAGAAGATCGCCGCGCACGAGCGCGAGCAGATGACCGAGCAGGAGAAGATCGCCGCCGACCGGGACTCCGCGGTCAAGCGCGCCGAGGACGCGGAGGCGAAAGTCGCCGCCCTCAACCGCGAGAAGCTCGTGGCGGAAGCGGCGGCGGCGGCGAAGCTCCCGCCGGCCATGGCTGACCGGCTCCGCGGCGAGACGAAGGAAGAGCTCGCGGCGGACGCCAAGGCCATGGCGGAGTCCCTCGGCTTCGACCGGTCTGCGGTGGATCCGTCACAGGGCAAGGGCTCTTCCGGCCCGATGACCCACCACTCCCTCGCGGACGCCCTGTCCGCCCACTACGGCACCGGCACCAGCCGGTAGCCACCACCAGAAAGGACCATCCCCATGGCCATCACCCTGGCTGACGCCAAGCTAAACACCCAGGAGGACTACGACCCGGCCGTCATCGACGAGTTCCGGAAGTCCTCCTCTCTCCTCGACGCGATGATCTTCGACACCGCGGTCAACCCCGCCCAGGGCGGCGCGACGATGACCTACGGCTACCGCCGCCTGGTCACCCAGGCCGACGCTGCATTCCGCGCGATCAACTCCGAGTACGCGGACTCCAACGTCACCACCGCCCGCTTCTCCGTCGACCTCGCGGTCCTCGGTGGCGCGTTCAAGATCGACCGCGTCCTCGCCAACCTCGGCCCGGCAGCCTCCAACGAGGTCACCCTGCAGATGGGCCAGAAGATCAAGGCCGCGAACACCGCGTTCGCTGACGCCGTGATCAACGGCGACACCGCCGTCGACGCCAACGGCTTCGACGGACTCGACAAGGCCCTCCTCGGCTCCGACACCGAGATCGGCGCCGACGACACCGTCGACTGGTCCGACTTCGACACCGACACCCGGGCCGAGCACAAGGCCCTCGACGTCATCGACGAGTTCCTCGGCAACCTCGACGGCACCCCGACCGTCATCCTCGGCAACAAGGCCACCCTCGCCCGCGTCCGCGCCGCCGCCCGCCGCGCCGGCCAGTACACCAAGGACCCGGTCGAGGACCTCGTCGGCGCCGGCGGCCGGCCGATCGAGCGCGAGTCCTACGGCGGAGTCACCTTCGTCGACCCGGGCAACAAGGCCGGCACCAACGACCCGATCATCCCGATCGACGCAGAGAAGGGCACCACGTCCCTCTACGCGGTCCGCATCGGCCTCGACGGCTTCCACGGAGTCACGACCACCACCGGTGAGCTCGTGCACTCCTGGCTGCCGGACTTCACTACCTCCGGCGCGGTCAAGCGCGGCGAGGTCGAGCTCGGCCCGGTCGCCGTCGCCCTCAAGGCGACGAAGGCGGCCGCCGTGCTGCGCAACGTCAAGGTTCGGTAGCCCCCATGAGGATCCGAGTCACCGCGCCGAACCGGCGCTTCAACGGACGGATCAACGAGGACGTCTTCTACCGCGGCGTCTGTGATGACGCCTCCGAGCGGAACCTGCCGTACTACATCAGGCAGGGCTACACCATCGGCGACACGGACACCGTCACGGAGAGCCCGGAACCGGACAATCAGCAGGACGCACCGGAGGAAGAGACCGTCGACGGGGACCAGGATCCCGCCGCGCAGGACACCGCCGACAGTGAGGCCGCCGCCGACGATAGGTCGGCCCCGGCCTCGCCGAAGCGCAACGCGCCGCGCGCGGTCTGGGCGGCGTTCCTCGCCGACCAGGGGATCACCGTCGCCGACGGCGCATCCCGTGACGAGCTGATCACCGCCTGGGAGCAGTCCCGGGGATAGGAGGTGAGTCCATGACCACACCGACCGACCCGACCGACCCGGCTGATCTGCCCGTCTATGCCACCGGCGAAGATGTCGCCGACCGGCTCGGAGGCATCGCACTGGGGGAGTCGGAGGGCCGCAAGGTCGCCCGCTTCCTGCGCACCGCCCACACCCGCCTGAGGCGACTCGACCCCACCCTGGACACTCGCGTGGCCACGGGACAGGTCGACGCCCTGGCGGTCGGCGACGTGCTCGTGGAGGCGGTCTACCGCGCCGTCGAGGACGACCGCATCGGCTGGCGGGTCCGCAGCGAGGGATGGCCAGAGGCCACCACTGAGTTCGACACCAGCCAGTCCGAGCGCGGCGTCTTCTTCACCGACGACGAGCTCGCCGACATCGGCATCGACGGCACCACCGACGGAAACCAGGGCGCGTGGACGATCAACGGATGGCGGACCAGGGGGCAGCAATGACCCCTGAGGCTTTCGCCGCCCGCTGCTCGGAGGCTTACGCCCCGATGGTCGCCCGCCGGGTCACCAACCCCGACACCGGAAACCACCGGGACATCCTCACCCCAGGCGACCCCGTCCCCGGCCTCCTGCAGCGACGTGATCCTGACGCCGCGCAGGCCACCGCCGACATCGGTTCCGGCAAGACCGCGACGATCCAGCAGCGACTCCTCCTCCTCGCAGGCGAACACCGGTACCCCCAGGGCACCGTCTTCGTCGCAGGAGACGGACGCCGCTGGGTCGCCGACGCCCCCGCGATCCCCCGCACCACCCCACGCCGACCATGCCCCTACACGGTCATCATCGTCACCCGCAGCACCCAGACCACCACCCCGTAGGAGGTGAAACCACCGTGCCCGCATCCGCCCGACTGACCATCTTCGACCAGCAGGCCCGCCAGGAAGCACGGCAGCACTCCCAGAAGGGCCTGCTGAAGATCGCCAACGAAGCCGCCGGCCAAGCCAGGGCCGCAGCCCCGGTCCTCACCGGCGCCTACCGAGGCGGAATCAGCGTCGCCCACTCCGGCAGCCGGGTCTCCATCATCGACACCGACCCCACCGCCATCCACAAGGAGTACGGCACCAGCGACACTCCGCCCCACGCCGCCCTCACCGACGCCGCCATGCGCGCCGGGGAGTACCGGGGCATGATGCCCCGCGGCATGACCCGGCGGAGTAGACGGAGGCGCCGATGAAGGGGCCGCTGCCGTACATGCTCATCCCTGTCCGTCGCCTCCTGCTCGACGAGGAGGAGTTCGTGAGCCTGCTCGACGGGGGCACGGTCACGACCCGTGACCTGCCCTCCGAGCTGACCGCACCGGCGGTCCTGATCCGGTCGATGTGGCAGGACGGCGAGGATGCGCAGCTGCGCAACCCCGCCATCCAGGTCATCGCCGTCGTCCCGGACAACTACGCCCCGGAGTCTGGCCCGCACGCCGGGAAGGACCCCGACGAAGCCGCCTGGGACATCGTCGCCCGCGCCGCGACCATCCTCGACTTCTCCCGGAGCCGGGAGTTCCGAGGGGCGGCGTGGCGCGCGTCCTGGACCGAGGGCCCGGTCTCCGAGGTCGGCTCCGACCGGGACGCGACCCACCCGCTCTACACCTGCACGATCACCGTCCAGATGACGGTGGTACCCCCCGACACGCTCTAGAAAGGAGCGATCATGTCCAACTTCGCTAACCCCGAGGCAGCACAGATCTGGCTCGACGTTTCGAGAAAATGTTCGTTTTCACAACGGGATTCCTCGTCTCAGTGCGCTCCCTATACAGCTCTAGTCTCCTCTAGCTTGAGTGTTCGAGCCCCACCGAATCTTCACAGATTTGCGTTGGTCTAGTCTCGGCAATCATGCAAGTTAGCCTCAGGGTTCAGACAGGCCGGCAACGGATCAGTCTGGCTAGTGTGGCATTCAAGCTCCAAGAGGTCGGGACAGCTGTAAGCGCGCAGGGCGAGCCGGGCGGGC